CGAGGTAGGCGAACAGATTTCATTCAAATATTGTAAATGACTATGTAGTCAAGGGTCAATATTCTTTTTTTTGTCATCTTTTTATGTGTTAATCCACTACATGAAGAATGTGCCAGATATTGATCAGGCGAAAGAGTTTCACGGCTACCTGATGAAGTGGCAGGAAATATTATCTTTGGGCGATTGGCGCATAGAGAGAGTTAATAAGATCGCCAAGGACGCAATGGCGTCAGTTGAGTTTGATCCACCAGCAAGGCTTGCAAGCTACAGGCTGGGGTCATTTGGCGGTGAAGAGATAAACAGCGCCAGCCTTGAGATGACGGCGCTGCATGAGTGTTTGCATATCCTTTTACACGACCTTGTTGAGACAACGGCAGACAGGAATTCGACAGAAGAACAGCGAGAAATGGCCGAGCACAGGGTTATCAATTTGCTTGAAAAACTTTTATTGAAAGACCATCATGGGCGGTAAAGCGGTTTATAGCGATCAAGAATTTATCGAACTTTGGAATACTTACGAGTCAGGCAAGGCAATGGCAAAAGCCATAGGCATGGACTTGCGTAATATTCTGAGGCGCAAAAGCAATTTAGAAGCTAAGTATGGGCAGCAGCTCAAATCAAAAAACAATAAAGCTCAGACAATTACAAACAATTCAGCAAGAAAAGAATTGGGGATTGAGAATGGCGTTGTTCTTGTTTTTAGTGATGCTCACTTTTGGCCTGGCATCCATACAACAGCGTACAAGGGACTTCTTTGGGCGATTAAAGAGTTTCAGCCAAAGGCTGTCATTGCCAATGGAGATGTATTTGATGGCGCTTCTATCTCTCGCTATCCTCGCATTGGATGGGATTCAACGCCATCAGTAATCCAAGAGCTGAAAGCCTGCGAGATTGCTTTAGGTGATATTGAGGATGCTGCCAAGAAAGCCCGACACAATGTCAAGCTGGTGTGGACATTGGGAAACCATGACGCACGCTTTGAGAACAGACTCGCTGCTAATGCACCTCAATATGAGTTCGTAAAAGGATTTTCGCTAAAAGATCACTTCCCGACATGGGAGCCATGCTGGAGCTGCTGGCCGACTGAGAATGTAACGATCAAGCATCGCTGGAAAGGCGGTGTACACGCTACACACAACAATACTGTCAACGCTGGCGTGAGTATCGTTACAGGCCATCTGCACAGCCTCAAGGTGACACCATTTGCCGACTACAACGGCAACCGATTTGGCGTTGATACAGGTACGCTGGCAGAGACTGATGGACCTCAATTCATGAACTATCTAGAAGACTCGCCAACCAACTGGCGGTCAGGCTTTGCGGTACTTACATTTCATAATGGCAAGCTGTTGTGGCCAGAGCTGGTCCACAAGTGGGCTGATGGGCAGATCGAGTTTAGGGGGGCTATCCATGATGTCTGATCTGACAAGCTATCTGAAATCTGAAATTAAAGAGCTGCACATCATCTTGCATGAGACGCAATTGGCCTTGGCTCAAGCCAATGACAGACTTAACCGCCAGTCAACACCATTGACAGATGAGCGTATATACATACTGTACACACGCAGCCTAGACTGGCGTCAGTTGGCTAGAGATGTGGAAGCGGAGCACGATATAAATGTCTAGCTGGCTAATTGCATTTGTAGGCTGCATATACCTGTGGATCGGGATTGATCAGATTCGTAATGGTCAGACTTGGATGGGTTTCACGTTTATTGGTTACGCATTTTCCAATGTCGGCCTATTCATGATGGCAAAATAAAAAGGGGGTTATTAGCCCCCTTACCTATCACTCAATGCGCTGCCACACTGTGCCGTCTTCAGCATAATACCAATCGCCGATTTCGTACTCTTCTTCTTCTTCAACTTCTGCGACTTCTTCATCGCACTGCATTGCAGCGTATTCGGCAGTTACGTCATAGTCAACGCACCATCCATGGTCCTGTTGGAACTCAATGAATTTTGCAATGATGTTGGCCTTGTCGATGTCGAATGTCTTGATGGTCACAGACTCTTCTTCACCAAACGAATATTCGTTAATCTCAATTTCCAACTTGTACATGAAAGACTCCTTTAATGGCACGATTGCCAATGAAAATCCTATCGCTAAATTGTGACAAGTGCAATTATGAATTTTGCTTGCTAGGCTTGGCGTGAGAGTAAACAGTTACTTGCTGCTTAGACTCAAGTCCTATCTTGGCCTGCGCTGCCTGACCCCATGCTCTGCCTTGCGCCAGCATCTTGAGTTCTTTGTCGCGGGTCCAGATTGATGGTGTGCCGTCATTCCAGTCGAATACGTTTTTCTTCTCATTCATTTGTTATTCACCTTAATCTCTTTCTGAATCCCTGAACTCAGTTGCAGGAACATACGCATCCATTTGACACCGCCAAGCCTTACATACTCGGCGTACTCTGATTGGGTGAGGCGCAGCGTGATGGCGCGTCCCAGCTCTGTCTTCTCTTTCATCATTCAACCTCAAAATTTAAAAGTACCCACACAAAACAAAACAGCGTGATGATCATCACTGCCATGCCAAACAAAGCCATCAGGAAGAAGATTATTGCGGTTTCCATAACTTGGCCTCACTTGGTGGTGTCCAACCAAAGCGCCGCCAAGTGGCCTGCACATCAGTTGGCTTAGTAACTTTGGCGGGTGGGGATGCAGGCACATAGATTGATGTGACCTTGAGTGGTGTCCATACTGGCTTATTCATTTTTGCACCGCCAGTAGTTCCATCTCCGCGTCTTTGAGGCGGTCTTTGATGCACTTCATTTCGTAGTCGAGTTGATCGATTTGGCGTTGCATACGTTCGCGCTGGAATGACTCGCCATGCGTCCAGCCAAGCACAGTGCCGCTGGTGATAGTCTTGCGGATGAGCTGCTCCATCTCATGTTGCGCCAGCACGCGAATGCCTGACTTGTTGGCTGACATGAAGCGTTGCACCTCGGCGTCTATTTGGTCTTGCATCTTGGCGCTCATGATGACCACCATGCGGCGAGTAACAGGGCAAAGCCAACGCCGATAGCGATGGCGGTGAGGAAGTCAAGGGCAGAGTCAGCGCGGCGCTCTAAGCGCCTTGCTTGCTCTTCCATGTAGGGGTGCTGGGTGTGGTTCATTTAGATGTCTCCTTTAATTGATGACAGAATGATCATATCACTTTTGACATTACTATCAATTACCTTTAAATTTACTCAACTATTATTCCTGTAAACTCAACAGCGGCGGTTTTACTGCCAGTTGCCTTTGGGGGTCAGCGTGAGTTGATCCCCTTTTTTTCTCTTACACTTGACCATCTCCACAAAACATGGTTAACATAGTAAACATGAAAACGATTTCACAAGAAGCACTCCACGCCATACGGCACAAAGTCGAATGCGCCGGCTACAAGATGAGCGATGTCTGCCGCGTTGCGGAGATTGATCAGGCGCAAGTATCCCGCTGGATGAGTGGGACCACAGAGCCACTATACGGCAGTGTGATGCGCTTGGATCAGGCGGCTGACGCTTTGGTATCAGCTCGCCTCACAGTCCTTAACAAAGCCATGGAGGACGCCGTTAAATGATTCACTATCATGGCACTCCAATCAGCCCCATCAAAGCAATTCAAACAATGGCAGGGAAAAACTTTTGTATCTCCTACGCCAGACCAGATGATTTGCAAAGATGTTTACAGATTGGACAATCCTTGATGCTCGACAACGGCGCATTCAGTACCAAAACAAGGGGATTGGAATTCAACCTAACTGGCTTTTATGAGTGGGTTGAGCCATTGCTAGCGCATCCCCATTGGGCGGTTGTTCCTGATGTAATTGATGGGACTGTTGAACAACAAAAAGAGATGGTCAAAACTTGGTGTTTCCGAAAAGAATTTGGAATTCCTGTATGGCATTTAGGCTTGCCAATTTCATATTTGCTAGAGTTATGTGACCAGTGGGGTCGAGTTTGCTTTGGCTCTGCTGGAGAATATTGGCAGATTGGCACTACAAAATGGTGCGGCAGGATGGATGAGGCATTCAATGCCTTGGTTAAAACCTATGGAAGACAAATACCTTGGGTACATGGAATGAGGATGCTTGGTCAAACAGGATACCCATTAGCAAGTGCCGACTCAACAAATGTAGCTTTACATCATGCAGAACATATTGAATGTGCTGGCTGTATGGCTAAAAGAATTGATGCGAAAAACCCCTTAACACTTTGGCAAGAAAAACCACTTCAGGAGAACTTACTATGATTTACGCAGGAATTTACATCGCCGCACTGGTTGCTGCTAACCTTTTGGTTGCTTGGCTAGGGGTTTGGTTTAGCCTGGTCAATGCCTTTGTACTGATAGGACTTGACTTGTCTTTACGGGACAAGCTGCATGATCTTTGGGAAGGTGACAATTTACCCATAAAGATGGGCGGCTTGATTGCAACCGCCAGCATTGTTTCTTATGCCATCAATCCAGCTACAGGCATGATTGCCTTTGCTTCATTGGCTGCATTTAGTCTGTCCATGGTGGCTGATTCATTCGTTTATCAGTACCTTAAAAATAAAGAGTGGATGATTCGCGCTAATGGATCAAACATTGCTGGCTCTGCTGTTGACTCTGTAGTATTCCCAACTATTGCCTTTGGCGGTCTCATGCTTGAAATTGTTGCACTCCAGTTCATTGCCAAAGTTGGCGGTGGATACATTTGGTCACGCATCTTCAAAAGGTTTCTATGACCACTCAATTCTTCAAACCGCGCAGGATCATTGGCATTGACGTTGGGCTGAACGGCGCAATCGCCATGATGCAGGGCGAAACCCTGACAGGCATTTTTGATATGCCCACAGTCACTTTGGATCGCAACGGCAAAGCCAAGCGACAGATCAGCATCCCCGAATTGATCACCATCCTCAATGACTTCAAGCCAGACGAGGCGTACATCGAAAAGGTCTTTGCCATGAGTGGCCAGGGCGTCACCAGCGTTTTTTCGTTCGGGCGCAGCCTTGGTGCGATTGAGGGTGTCATTGCCGCGAGATCCATCAAGTCCACCTTGGTCACGCCACAAATTTGGCAAAAGGCGATGGGCGTGACAGGCGGTAAGGACGGCGCAAGGGCGCGTGCCATGGAGCTGTTTCCATGGAACGTGGACTATTTCAAACGTAAGAAAGATGATGGCCGAGCAGATGCGGCGCTCATTGCTTGCTGGGGACTGCGACATGGATGACAAAGAACGAAACACATTGAGAGATCACATTGTTTGGCTTGGCTCGCAGCTTGAGTACCAGCGCCAAATCAACAAAGCAAACACCGAATTCCTTAAACGCTTGGTGCATCCCGAGGACTTGGGATTCTCTGTCAGCAATGAGGTGCGCCAAATTGCTTACTCACTACTTATCAACAACCAAATAGAAAAATGAAAAACCAACCCCTAAAACTCAGGCCGTCATCCGCATCGCGCTGGATCGCCTGCCCTGCCAGCGCAAGACTGTCAACGCTTGTGCCTTATCAGGAAAGTGGCGAGGCCGCCAAGATCGGCACAGCCATTCACGCGCTGGCCGAGACTTGCTTTCAGCTCGACACCGACCCCATGAAGTTTGTCGGCCAAGTGGTGGAGGGCATCACTATGACCGAAGAGAATTGCTCTTTTGCTTTGGAGCATTTGCAGGCGATCTGGGCGATTCAAGATGAGCTTGGGTCTGTCAAGGTGGAGCAGCTCTTTAAGCT